GAGTAAACTGAAATCAATAGTAGAAGGTAGTTAATATGAGTCTCTTAGACAAGATCGTAAAAAATAGTACAATTAAAATGACCGCGCCATTAATGGAATCAAAAGTATTTGGTAAAAAAGATATGGCGCCAACAGAAGTTCCAATGGTAAACGTTGCTTTATCAGGCAGAATTGACGGAGGTCTAACACCTGGACTATTAGTATTAGCAGGACCATCGAAACACTTTAAATCAGCCTTTGCTCTCTTAATGGCAGGTGCTTATATGAAGCGTAATCCTGATGCTATCTTATTATTTTATGATGCAGAGTTTGGTACACCTCAAGCGTACTTTGAAAGCTTTGGTATTGATATGGATAGAGTTGTCCATACACCAATTACTGATGTTGAACAACTTAAGTTTGATATGTCTCAGCAACTCGATAAAATTGAAAAGAAAGATAATGTAGTTATTGTTATTGACTCAGTCGGTAACTTGGCGTCAAAGAAAGAAACGCAAGATGCACTCGACGGTAAATCAGTTGCTGATATGTCAAGAGCAAAAGCTTTGAAATCTTTATTCCGTATTGTAACACCACATCTTAATCTTAAAGATATTCCATTGATTGCAGTTAACCATACTTACCAAGAGATTGGTTTGTTTCCAAAAGCTATCGTATCTGGTGGTACAGGGATTTATTACTCTGCTGATGCCATTTGGATTATCGGTAGACGACAAGAAAAGGTTGGTACTGAAATTACAGGTTATCATTTCGTAATTAATATTGAGAAATCTCGTCATGTTAAAGAAAAATCCAAAATTCCAATTTCGGTATCTTATGACGGTGGTATAGTCAAATGGTCTGGTTTAATGGAAGTTGCTGAAAAAGGTGGCTACCTCAATAAACCAAAGGTTGGTTGGTATGAAGCAATCAATCCAGAAACAGGCGAAGTTATTTCTGAAAAGTTAATGAGAGCTAAAGAAGTAAATGATAATAAAGAGTTTTGGCTAAAAATGTTTGAAGAAACAAACTTTGGTCAATACATTAAAGACTCGTTTACTATCGGTGGATCAGGCGCTATTATGCGTGATGATGATATTGCTGTAATTGACGAAGCAATTGCTGACACAACGGAGTAAATTTTAGTTGACATTTGTAACAAAATGTATTATTATAAAGGTATGGCGGTCCAATTACGGTGCCGCCATATTCAACTCAGCCACTGGAAACATTAATGATAGAGAACACCGTATTATCTAATCTCGTATTTAACGAAGATTATTTTCGTAAAGTATATCCGTACATAAAAACAGATTACTTTGAAGACAACAACCATAAGAAAATATTTGAAACGTATTCAAGTTACGTTGAAGAATATAGAGACCCTCCCTCAGTTGAGGTACTTAAACTGACACTTGACAAACGTAAAGATATGAACGAAGAGTCTTACAAAAGTGTAATGGCTTCAGTTGATACTCTTAAACGCGACGAAGATACAGACCAAGAATGGCTTGTTAAAGAAACTGAAAAGTTTTGCCAAGATCGCGATTTATATAACGCAATTCGTAAAGCAATCCTCGTAGTTGATGGATCAGAAGCTGAACTCGGTAAAGATGGTTTACCTGCCCTATTACAAGACTCACTTAGTATTAGTTTTGATAGTTCTGTTGGCCATGATTACCTTGAAGATTATGAATCACGTTATGATTTTTACCACAAGAAAGAAGAGCGCATTCCTTTTGATATTGAATTGCTCAACAAGATTACCAAAGGTGGCTTACCTCGTAAATCTATGACAGTCTTATTGGCTACAACCGGTGGTGGTAAATCATTGGTCAAATGTCATGCGGCTGCGTCGGCTTTACTTCAAGGTAAAAATGTATTATATATTACAATGGAAATGGCAGAGGAACGTATCTCTGAGCGTATTGATGCTAACATGATGGGTATTACAATTGATGAAGTATCAGAAATGCCACGTGATGTATATAATAAAAGAATGGAACGCATCAAAGGTAAAACCACTGGTAAACTCGTTGTTAAAGAATATCCAACTGGTTCTGCTCATACTGGTCACTTCCGACATTTATTAACAGAACTACGTATGAAACGTAACTTTAAACCAGACGTTATTATGATTGATTATCTTAATATCTGTGCATCATCTCGTATCAAAGGTGCCGCCGCGGCCAATTCATATACATTAGTTAAATCAATCGCTGAAGAAATTCGTGGTCTTGCTATGGAATATAATTGTGCAGTGATTACATCATCTCAGTTCAATAGAGATGGTTATGGTAATACTGATGTTGATTTGACAAATACATCTGAGTCAATGGGTATCACTCATACCGCGGATTGTATTCTTGGTTTAATTACATCCGAAGAGCTTGATGGTCTTGGTCAATTAATGATTAAACAACTTAAAAACCGTTGGGGTGACCTAAGTCATTATCGTCGTTTTGTTGTTGGTATTGACAGATCAAAAATGCAAATATATGATTTAGAAGATAGTGCTCAAAAGGGTATTACTCAAGGTCAAGCTGTTGCTAACTCTATGCCTAAACCTTCAGTATCTTTTAATGATGACAGTCCTGTATTTGATAAAGGTAATATCGGTAAAGTTAATAAGAAAGATTTATTTAGTGCCGGCGAATTGATGTAATCGGTTATTATAAATAACTCTAATCAAAGTACTACGGAGTTAACTATGGAACGTTTCAAAACATTTTTGAACGAAGCAGCTACAGATATTCGTGCAATAGGCAGAAGCGATCAATTAAAACTAGGTAAGGCCATTGTACTTCCATATACAGTCGGAAAAAGCACCAAGTCTACCACGACTATTATTATTCGTGGTCCAAAAGACGATCGTGGACAACTTAAAAAAGATGTTGAAGCTCGTTTAAAAAAGGCTAATATAAAACATTCGGCAATACGAGGTGGAGGTTCTACAGGTCAAACTGAAGTGCCATTTAAAACTCACAAGATACGTATTACATATAAACCTTTATCAGGCGGAATGTCTGAAACTACTCTTAATTCTACCATTACAGAACTTGCTCCAGCAATTGCATTTATGTCAGGTCAGAAATTTACTAGTGTAGAACGTCTTTATGACTATATGAAAAAGAATATTAAAAAAGATTATGGTGTTTATGTAAACAAAAAAGATGCTGATGCAGGTAGAGCATTTATTGAATCATTTCCATCTTCGTCAAAATATAAAGAAAAAATGGAAAACGCTCTTGCAGTTGGAAAATATTTAGATGAGCTACATAAGGGTAGTCCTATTAAACAAGTATACTGGGGCTATCGTGCTAAGCCTCCAGGAATTCCATCATCTCATAAAGGTGACTTATTCGTTGAATTTAAAACGGGTGAAATGCTTGGCGTATCATTAAAAGCAGGTGGTGATAAAACACGTGAGCCTCAACTTAATACATATGTAAATAAATTCTTTGACGATATTGGCTATACAAAAGATAAAGATAATCTTATTTCAAATGTATATAATCAAACTCATAAATCATTTGGATTACCGAAAGATTGGATGGCTAGGTCTCAAAAAAATAAATCTATTGATACGATAGAGGCAGCCAAAGAAAAGATTTAAAGAACTATGAAGCTAAATACGATCAAATGCTCGAAACGATTAGAGATTCATTGATTGATGCAGTAAATAAAGACAGACAGTCTACCATAGATTATATTGTAAAACAAGTTCTTAAAAAGGACGAGAATGTTCCATTGGTTGTTGTAAAAGCAGTAGGAACAAAATATAAAATGGTTACCGACGAAGACGCATTAGATGCGCATCTTCCAACTGTAACATCTATTAAAGCTTATAAATCTGACTCATCAAAACAAAACTGGTTTATTGATTTAGTTGGCAGTAATACTGTAACTATGAACATGTCAGTACGTTCTAATAAACCACTTCCCGATAACAAAATTGCGCAAGGGTTTAATCTTGCCATAAAATTCAACGGTATCTAAATGTTAAGCTTTAAAAATTATCTCGCTGAAGAAAAGAATGTTCATATGGAACACCTTGAAGATTCAATCTTAAATC